ATTTACAAATTCAAAACCTCATAAGTAGTTATTTGTGTGCAGCCATGCGCACCTCTTTTCTTTCGTAATGATTTTGCAAAGTGAATCAACGTACTAACTTAACGGAGGGCATCTTTTCGAATACGACGGGATTTTGTATCTACTCGACGGATTTGGGGTTGGTGGCTTTTGGGGGAGGGTTGTTGATGAGTAAGATGAAGGATTATGTTATTGACTTGATTAATGCCTATGACCTCGAGGCATTAACGCTAATTCAAGAGGCAGAAAATGAGGACAATCCGTCAAAACATCATAAAGCGTCCAAAAAATCAGAAAAACTGCACATAGATATGACGCTCAGTAGGGGTGGTAAGAATGCCGACGAGGCCTAACCGGTTTTGTAGCGCGCCCGGGTGTCGCGAGATTGTGGCTGGGGCGTATTGTGCAGCACATCAAAAAGACGCAGACAAGCGCAGGCGCGAGAGTTTCGATAAGCGTCGAGGGAGCGCAAGCTCTCGGGGGTATGATGCTCGCTGGCAGAAAGTGCGACTCTTTAAACTCGCGAAAGATGGGCTGTGCGAAATGTGCGAAAAGCGCGGCGATATTAGCGCCGCTACGATGGTGCACCACATAAAACCAATCAGTGCGGGCGGGGATGCTCTCGCTTATGAAAATTTGATGAGTTTGTGTGAGAGCTGCCACGATGAAATTCACAGAAGGATGGTGCAAAATGGAAGTTAAGCAAGTGAACATTAATGAAATCACTCCATACGAGAAAAACCCGCGCAAAAATGCCGCAGCGGTCGATAAGGTTGCCGAATCGATTAAAGAGTTTGGATTTAAACAGCCGATTGTCGTTGATGCTGCAGGCGTTATAATTGTTGGGCACACTCGATATAAGGCAGCACAGAAACTTGGAATCACTGAGGTTCCGGTCTTGTATGCTCGGGATTTGACTGATGCTCAAGTTAAGGCGTACCGTTTGGCCGATAACAAGACAAACGAGTATGCTGATTGGGATTTCGAACTTTTAGGCGAGGAATTCCTCGAACTAAAGGATGCGGGGTATGATTTAAACATGACGGCGTTTGACCCCTCTGAAATCAACCAAATTCTCAAGGGAGAGGTCACCGAGGACAACTTTGACGTGGATGAGGCTGTTAAAGCCATAAAAGTTCCGAAGTCTAAGCCCGGCGACGTGTATTTGCTTGGGGCACACCGCTTAGTTTGTGGTGATAGTACGAAACAATCCGATGTCGACCTGCTTATGGATGGGGCGCGTGCCGACATGATATTCACAGATCCGCCATACAACGTAAATTATGAGGGTGGGACGGGACTTAAAATTCAAAACGACTCGATGGATGACTCAAAATTTTATCAATTCCTCTATGACGCGTATGTATCTATGTTCAATACAGCCAAAGCTGGCGCGCCTATTTATGTCTGTCATGCTGATTCTGAAGGTGTTAATTTTAGAAAAGCGATGAAAGACGCGGGCTGGGAGCTCAAACAATGCATTATTTGGGTGAAAAACTCGCTTGTTATGGGGCGACAAGACCACCACTGGCAGCATGAGCCGATACTTTATGGATGGAAACCCGGAAAATCGCATAAATGGTATGGCGGTCGCAAACACTCCACCGTTATCAAGCCCGAACAGGGCATAAACATCAATAAAACCGCAGACGGGTATCAGCTATCGCTAACAAACGGCCTTGAACAGCTCGTTGTTAAGATACCGAGTTATGAGATTGTGGATTTGACCGACAGCTCGGGCACATCAATTTGGAATGTGGACAAACCTAAGAAAAACGGTGAACACCCAACTATGAAGCCCTTAAAACTTGTCGCAAAGGCCATAAATAATTCGAGTAAAGATGGCGACATAGTCGTCGACCTATTCGGGGGTTCCGGTTCGACTCTTATGGCTTGCGACCAGTTGGGGCGAAAATGTTACACAATGGAACTCGATCCCATTTATGTGGATGTTATCATCCAAAGATGGGAGGAATTTACAAATAAAAAGGCGGTGAGGCTATGAAAGGTAGGAAACCCCATCCTTTTCAGATAATGGGCGCTACTAACGATAAGCAACACTTGAGTAAAGACACACTGGCTGCTAGAGAAAACAAAGAGCCTAAATGCAAATCGTCAAAACTCAAATGCCCCGCACGATTATCAGATGATGCTCGTAAAGAGTGGCGCAGGCTGGTGGCGCTTTATCGTGAAATCGACCCGCCAATTATAACCGACCTTGATGTTAATGCTTTAGAAATCTATTGCGAAGCGCTGGTTACCTATCGTAAAGCGATGGAAATTGTTAAAAAATCCGGCGAAGTTATCAAAGGTGGCGACGGGGTTAAAACTAACCCATACTGGCGTATAGCGCGTGATTCTGCTGACCAGTGTCGGCAGCTGTCTGCTGTATTATTGCTTGATCCGGTATCTCGTGCGCGTGTCGGCCTTGCTAAATCCAAAGAGGACGAACTCGATCCTATGGCTGAGCTGTTGAAGAGACGGTCGGGTGGTTGATGTGAGGTTCGACAACGAGAAGGCGCTATTCGCTATTGATTTCATACAATTACTAAAGCACACAAAAGGTAAATTCCACGGTGACCCTTTTAAACTTCTTGGATGGCAGCACGAGGCGTTGTGGAACGTTTACGGCTCCGTAGATGCTAAAGGGTACCGACAATATCAATATCTTTATCTAGAAGTGCCAAAGAAAAACGGAAAGTCTGAACTGGCCGCCGGACTTGGTGTGTATCACACTTTCGGAGACGGTGAAATCAAGGGCGAAGTTTACGGCTGTGCGGCTGACCGTGCGCAGGCATCCCTCGCGTTTGATGTTGCCGTCGACATGGTCGACCAGTGTGCTTTTCTAAAAAAGCGCTGCAAATACACGGCGTCAAAAAAGCGACTCGAGGACTTGGTAAGCGGAACATCGTATCAGGTGTTGTCGTCTGAAGCGTTCACGAAACACGGACTCAATATCAGCTGCTGCATTTTCGACGAGTTGCACGCCCAACCCACACGCGAATTGTGGGATGTAATGACCTTCGGTGCGGGGGACGCGAGAGCTCAACCGCTCTGGATTGTAATCACTACGGCGGGCGACGACCCAGATCGACTGAGTATTGGCTGGGAAGTGCACGAGTATGCTCGACGCGTGATAGCTGGCGAGGTTATTGACCCTCGATGGTATGCCAAGATTTACGGCGCGCCGGATGATGCAGATATATGGGATGAGGAAGTGTGGCTTGCTGCCAATCCTTCACTCGGACACACAATTGATATTGATAAAGTTAGACAAGCGGCGCTAACTGCGAGGAACGATCCCGCGCAGGAGCGCCTTTTTCGTTGGTTGAGGCTTAATCAGTGGGTATCACTTAAGACTACGGGCTGGTTACCTCTAACCCTTTGGGATTCATCCGAGGGCGACTGGACACGAGCCGACCTTGTCGGTAAGAAATGTTATGCCGGGCTGGATTTGTCGTCTACAACAGACTTGACTGGATTAGTGCTACTTTTCCCGCCGCAGGACGGTGTGAAAGAGTGGCGCGCAATCTTTGAGGCGTGGATTCCAGAGGACAACATGAAAAGGCGCGTACATGAGGACAAGGTGCCTTATGATAAATGGATTAAGGATAAACACATGGACGCAACGCCCGGAAATGTAATTGATTATGACTTCATCAAGGCTCGAATTTTGAGTCTATCCAAGCAATACAAACTTGAGGCACTCGGCTCAGACCCGTGGAACGCAACGCAGTTGCTTGTAGACCTCGGAAAAGATGATATTAACGTCGTCGAGGCTCGACAGACCATTGCTTGTATGAGTCCTGCTATGAAGTTTTTCGAGAAAACGATTAAAAGCGGAGAATTCTCTCACGAACACCACCCACCAGCTCGTTGGTGCTTTGGAAACGTCAACGTCATAGTGGATGGGAATGAGAATTTGAAGCCTAAAAAAGTAAGCAGAAAGGAACGCATGGACATAGCGATTGCGCTCATCAACGCGTTTTTCGTGGCCGAGAAGCTATACGTGCCCGACAACGTATACGAGATGCGCGGTATGCGTGCGTTATAGGAGGTGACACTATTGAATTTAAGAACACGTTTGAAGTTGGCGGGACAACTCCTACGCAACGACTGGAACAGTGAGATAAAAAAATTTTTTGCTGGGGATGACTCGGCGGCGGATGATGCAACGTTTAACCGTTTAAATTCTATT